GCGCCCTGTCACAATAGAGGCAATGCCTGAGTATGACCCTCTGACACATAAGGTCACAACAGCTACGACACCAACAAGGGGTGTTGTGCGATTGATGACTGAAGAGGATGCGACTGATCCTATCACTGAAGAGGTGAACACTGAGCTTGTGGGTACGCCAATCTACGGTAACGACTGGGTGCTGACACGCACGGTAGTTGATCTCACTGAAGATGAGATTGCAGCTAACGCTGTAGAAGCGGCAGAGGTTAACCGTAGTAAGCGGGATGGCTTGTTGGCTGATACTGATTACTTTGCGCTGACAGATGTGACGATGAATGCGGCGATGACAACCTATCGTCAGGCTTTGCGTGACATTACAAATCATGCTAACTTTCCCCATCTCAATAATGCTGATTGGCCAGCAAAGCCGTAAGGAGGCGAACATATGCCTCTAATTCCTCTTAATATCCCAGCGGGCCAGTATCGCAACGGCACGGAATATCAATCTCAAGGCCGTTGGCGTGATGGCAACTTAATCAGGTGGCACGAGGGTTCGTTGCGTCCAGTAGGGGGCTGGCGTCAACGCGGGAGCGTTGATCTGGACGGCGTAGCCCGGACGATAATTGCGTGGGAAAGCAATAGCAGTGATAGATACGCAGCGTTTGGAACGCACAACAAGCTGTATGCAATGAATTCTGGGAACACTGTTAGCGACATTACGCCGGCTGGGTTTACTGCTGGCCGCATTGACGCCACATCCTTCACCAGCTACGGCGGCGGCGTTTACGGCAATAGCCTTTACGGCCTTCCTTCACAGGACACAGGAACCATTTTGCCAGCGACCACATGGAGCTTGGAAAATTGGGGCGAATACTTGCTGGCCGCGACAGCCGACGATGGCAAGATATACGAGTGGCAATTAAGCGGCGGCACGCCCGCAACAGTGTTGTCAAGCGCTCCAACGGATTGCTCAGGCATGATGGTTACGGAAGAGCGCTTTGTGTTTGCGTTTGGCGCAGGCGGCAATCCTCGCAAGATCGCATGGTCAGACCGTGAGGATAATAACACTTGGACACCAGCGGCGACTAACGAGGCTGGTGACATTGAAATTCAAACCAACGGCACAATTCTCAAGGGTTTGCGCACACGCGGTCAAGCAATAATTCTAACGGATCAAGACGCCCACACAGCTACATACAGCGGCCCTCCATTCGTTTATGGCTTTGAGCGTGTAGGTACATCATGTGGTTTGATTGCGTCCAACGCGGCTGCGTCAATCGACGAGGGCATAGTGTGGATGGGCCAGCGCTCATTCTTTATCTATGCTGGCGGCTCTGTGCGTGACTTACCATGCGAGGTTGCGGATTACGTTTTTAGCGACATGAACAACGACCAGCGGTCAAAGGTTCACGCGGTAGTAAACAGTCGGTTTAATGAAGTCTGGTGGTTTTACCCAAGCGCCAGCGGCACAGAATGCGACAGCTACGTTGCCTTTGACTATGCTGAAAACGTCTGGACCACTGGCACGATTGACCGAACGGCAGGTGTTGACCGTGGGGTGTTTCGTCAACCGTTTTGGATTGCCGCAGACGGTATTTTGTACGAACAGGAAATTGGCTTTGATTATGGCGGTCAAGCCCCGTTTGCCGAAACTGGGCCAATTGCGCTTGGCGTTGGCGAAAACGTGATGGCTGTTCGCGGCATGATCCCAGACGAAAACACGCTGGGCGACGTAAGTGCTACATTTAAAACACGCTTTTACCCGACGGATACCGAGCGTGATTACGGCCCGTATGACATGGCCAACCCTACAAGCCTGCGGTTTACCGGGCGTCAAATCAGAATGCGCGTTACGGGCAACACGTCTTCCGATTGGCGTGTTGGCATTATGCGACTTGACGCAGTGGCGGGCGGACGCAGATGAGCCGGATACTCCCACCCATTACGGTAAATATAAACCAGTGGGCCGAGAATATGCGGCGTTACTTGGGCCGAGCTTTGGATCAGCTTGGCTTTAAGGAAACGTATTCATCGGCGTCTGAGAATGGCGTGATGCTGTGGGATAACGTGAACGGTTATCCTGTTGTCTCAAAAAATGGTGAGTGGCGTCAGGTTGTGCTGGAGGATGGCCACGGTGATTTCTTCATTAACGCAGACGTGACAGCGGCAAGCGCAAACACAGAGTACAAGTTGACCTATACAGCGGAAGCCTCGAATAATGGCATCACTTTAGGCACGCCAGCGAGTAGGATTGTGTTTGAGGAAGCTGGCCAATACGTCATAGCCTTTTCCGCGCAGATTTCATCTACTGCCGCAAGCACTGTGCATTTCTATTTTTGGCCTAGTGTAAACGGCACAGATATTAACAACAGCGCAATGACTACTGCTTTGCATCAAAACAACGCAACGCTAGTTACTGCGCGGACGCAAGTTTTCACCGTTGCGGCCAATGATTACCTTGAGGTTAACTGGATGGTAGATAACACCAATGGCTTTCTAAACGCCACTGCCGCTACGTCGCCCGTGCCGAATATTCCAGCTTCAACTTTGTCGATAACGAGGTTGCATGGATAAAGAGCTAGTCAGATGTAAGCCTTGGATTGAGGCAGCCCTAAGCTACAGCGGCGGCACGCATGACTTTGATGATGTGGTTGTTGGCTTGCAAAAAGGTATGCTGCAACTGTGGCCTACGCCAAGGGGGTGCATAGTCACTGAAATAGTGGTATATCCGAAGAAACGCGTATTAAACGTATTTCTAGGTGGCGGTGAATTGGACCAGATTTTAGATATGCACAATGATGTGATAGAATGGGGCAAGGCTCAAGGTTGCAGCGCTCTAACAATGTCCGGCAGGTTTGGCTGGAAGAAACCATTGAAGGCACACGGCTGGGAAGCTCAGCACGCCTCATACGTTAAGGAGTTTGAGTAATGTCAGGCGGAAAAGGTGGATCAACGTCCTCAACGGTTGGAATTCCTCAGTACATTGAGGACGCGGCACGCCGCAATCTAGCCCGTGCGGATACAATATCTCAAATTGGCTACACGCCATACTACGGGCCAGACGTTGCCGCGTTCACTCCGATGCAAGAAGCTGCGTTTCAAACTACAGCTGACGTTGCGAGTGCGTTTGGCACGCCCGGCGGCGGCATGTCCCGGCAAGATATAATGGGCGGTATGCCTGCGCCAACCACATACGCTGGCGGCGTGCGTGGCTATTCTGCTGCGCCAATGTATGAGCAATCTATGGCTGAGCTTGGCGCACGTCGCCCCGGCCAGAAAGCGCTCATTGATAGCTTGTTTATTGATCCTTACTCAGGTTTTGCTGGTTCAAATGTTGGCCCGCTAGTTGACTACACTGACACCCGCACGCCCGGCGACTTGGGTGGTGGTTCAGTCGGCGGCGGTGATCTTGTTTCATACCCCAGCGTTGGCGTTGGTAATGAATCAGCTTTAAGCGATGCTGAGATAGCGGATTACAGCCAAGTTATTTCTGATGAGCTTGGAATGGACTCATTTGACCCATACAGGACAGCAGAGTCGCAAATGACACCAGAGCAGTATGCTGAATATCAATCTCAGTCTATGAGCAATCCAGCTCAATTAGCTTCTGACGATATTTACATGAATAATCTTGGAAACGCCAACAGCAATATAATTGATGCAGCCAAGGGTTTACTAAATATTGAGCCTTCTTTTGACAGACCATCAAGTGCTGGCTCATACGGTGGGTCGTTGGTTACTGGTGGATTGAGCGGCAATCTCACCGGAATCCCCGGCATTGCCGGAAACATAGCTGACAGCGTATTGAGCAGCGTTGCGCCGGAATATGCAATGGAGCTGCAAGGCAGGAACTTTGCCGAGTCTGGTGGATCAACTTACGATCCAAATATGTCTATTGTAAATCCAATCTCAGGCAAGACAACAATTGGTGGATATGACTTTGACCCGACAGCGTTTAGCTCGGATTATGGAGCGCGTGAAATACCTGTTGGCGTTTCGCCAGCAACCCCTATACCAACTTACGACGCATTTAGCGGTGCAGCTTCAGACATGCCAGACACGAGCATGACCGCTATACCGGGTTACACTACTCCGTCACCTGCTCCAGCGCCTACAACATTTGTAAATGATTACTCAGACCCGGCCACGCTAGCGCAATACAAAGCCGACAGAGCGCCGGGTGGTATTTTCTACGAAAGCTCAGGCTCGCAACGACGCGAAGCTGAGCAAAGAGCGGCTGTGCAAGCAAAGGATGACACATTAGCACAAACCGTTGACACTTCAGAGGTGCTAAATCTAGCAAAAAGCAAGGATTCGGCCCAGCAATGGCTCAAAGATAACGGCTATGGAAGTTATGATAGAGATGATGCAGCAGATGCTCTCCTAAGCAAAGTGGCTGATATTGAAAAGTCTCAATTGCAGCAAGGCTTGAAGGACGGCGTTGTTATGGAGAATGACCGCTATAGCGTTTACGTCGATGGGCAATTAGTTTCTAGAGAAAAAAGATCAAGTGAAGCTAAAGCAAAACTCAAGGCGGCGACGAGTTAATATGGCAATGATGTATAAAACTCTAATATGTTCAGTGGAAAAGGACGTGTAAAATGGCAGGCGGAACAGGAATGCCTATGGGCGCATTAGCAGGCGCAGCACTTAGCGGTCGCGGGGCAGCCCCAGCACCAGTAACGACAATGGCCGCGCAGCCTACTGCACAGCCTCACGCAACATATCAGCCAGCCACTATGGCTCCGCAGTCGGGTTTTAACGTAAACCAAGCCTCTGCGGGGGCATTGCAGGGCGCAATTGGCGGTACTCAGCGGGCCATGCAGGCTCCACTGCAAGTTGGCGCTTATGCCAACCCGTACACCAGCGCAGTCATTGACCGCACGCAGCAAGACATTGAGCGTCAGCGCCAAATGGCCATGAATCAGCTTGGCGCGCAGGCTACGGCGGCGGGCGCATTTGGCGGGTCACGCCAAGGTGTTGCCGAGGGTGTGATGGCTGGCGAGTATGGCCGCATGGCAGGCGATATGGCAGCGCAGCAACGTCAAGCAAACTACAGCCAAGCGCTACA